GAATTACCAAAATCAGCATCATCATTAAAAAGAAGCTTTTTATAATGAAAAGATTTAGTTTTACAATACTCCTCAAATCTTTGTTCGGCATAGTCAATGTAGTTTTCAACTCGTTCTTTATATCCCAGTTCATTTAATGTTCCTTTTGGTTGGATTATTTTCATCTACTCAAATCTCTTTGAGTTACAAGCCATGATCTATAAAGATCAACCCAGCTTTGTAAGTTAGCATATTTACCTCTTAAAATAGAATAGTTCTTTTCTGCAACTAATAAACCTTCAACAATAGTTTTATAGTTCTCATCACTATAAGACCACTTCTCAGCTTCAGCTACCGAACAGTTTTTTTCTATTTTTTTAGTTAAAGTTATTTGGCTAAATGTAATCTTTTTAAATTCCTCACATCTTCTAAATGTGTAGAGTGCTTCTGACATTTGTTCTGATACTGAATCTAATTCAGCTTTAATTTGGTCTGGGTTTTTTAGAGCGAGATCGTGCATACCTTCCTTTACAGTTTATAGTTGTGTTACTAACCTAAGCTAGTAATTCTTCAAATTTCAAAACTACTTTTGTTTCTAAAGCATCTTTAAGTCTTTTTGCCTTTTCCATTCTATGCTTTAGTTCAAAGTATTTCATAGAGACTCTATGGTGTCTATCTCTAAGGTTTTGAACTTGATGTTTTGTTTTCTCCATCATTTTCTAATTTAACTTTAGTGGAAATTAATTTTGTAGCTACAATTTTAACATCAACTAAAGTGCCTTCTTTCTTGTTTAAAGCTTCTTGTGCATCTGCAAATCGTTCAAATACACTCACAGTTAAGTCTAAAAGCTTTTCTCTTATAACAGTCATTATATATTTTTTATAATCATTTTGCAAGGATATGGCAGGTGGGAAAGGGGGAAAATGAAACTAAACCAACTGAGTTTAATCAAACCACCTGCCATAAAATTTCTAGTTATGGAAATTCATTTGGAATAAGAACTTAAAATCCTTAATCAACAAATCAATTTCTTCCTTATTAACATTTATTTTACCAGATTCAATAGCTGATTTAAGCAAAGCCATAACAAACATATACTCATCTTTGTTAAATGCTTTAGCTACTGGAGAACTAACTATTTCCTTCTCAATAGTAGTTACAGCAGTATTAAAGTTATCAGCTTCAAAATCATCTACATTAAAAGTTGTATCTGGTTTTGCATTAGCACCAGAAGGCAACTCCTGTATCATTGGACTTTTATCTTCTTTAGTAAGAACGAATAAACTTCCATTCTTTTTTGACGCACCACAAGTTACGGAAACAGATTTTCCCTTAGCTATGGCAGGGTGCAGAATTGCCGACCAAAGAACTATCTCTTGTTCGCCTACTTTAAACTTGAAATTTGGAAACTTATTAGCAGTTCCATCTTTACCAAGTCTATTATCGTAAACGTATTTTATTACTCCTTGTACGTTCATGTTACTTCTCCTTATTGTTTAGGTAGCGATACATTTTTAGACAGGCAATCGCTACATCTTCCTGTGCATCTCCTATTGGAAATTCCTTAATATTTAACTTACCTTGCTTAGTGCAATTAACAATTACACCTTGCTTAACATCAATGCCAAGTTCTTCCTTAACACAAATCTTATAAAGGTATATTTGAACAAGCATAGAATCTCTAATTCCTGAACTAGACTTCCAATCATAGATAATATGTTCACCAGATTTGTTTTTAAATATAGCATCAAGAGTTCCAGTAAACTTATGAATACGACTAAGAACTTTGCGTTCAGTAAACACAATCTCTAAACCTTCTTGCTTATCGTACCATTCTTTAAACTTACCAAATGACTTTTTAATCTCAGTATTTATAATCTCAGGAACTATTCCTTTATGAATATAATCTTCAATTAAGTTGTGTACTTGAGTGCCAACTAAACCAGCATCACCCATACTTTGGTTTGGTGCTTTTTTGATTTGATCTGCAATCTTGGTTAGTTCTATTTCATCATAGCTAACTCCTGCTCTAATTAACTTCTTAAACTCCTCACTACAAATCTTAGCTGACCAAAGCCCAATGACGTTTGCTGGAGTTAATAGCTTTGTGATTCCAGTAGCACTTGGCAACTGTTCATCATTCCAAAAGTATTGATGTGCAACTGGGTCAAAAAATAAAGTTTCTTTGCCTTCGTATAGTTTGATTTCTTCCATTTTACCTTCCCTTTTTTTATTTAGCGATACTGTACAAAAGTATTAGAAATAACATTGTTATAAATAATACTTTAAGCATAAATATCATATTTGATTGTCTTTTTATAAACTGATTTGACAAGTTCTGCATCAAATAATTTATCAACACTAAGTTCAAATATTTTAGCTATTCTATAAACTTGAGTAGCTGACATTTGATTAGTTCCTAATTCAAACTTACTTACTTGTTGAGTCGCCGAACCCATAAACTCAGCTAAATGTCTTTGGGACATATATTTAACTTTCCCAGTCATTGGTTCTTCAACCTTAGTATTGTGTCGCAAGTATCTTAGGTTACTTGCTAGTGTATTTACTATATCGTGTTTTGTTTCCATATTTCCTTCCATTTGTTGTGTTGTTGCTTCCAATAATCACAATTACTATCAGGATTGTAATAAGGGAATTGTTTATAAAACTCACTTAAAGTTATTGTTTTATCTTCAACTGAACACAAGTCAAAATAGTAAGGTGCTTCATTAGCAACTATGCTTGGGTTCTTTTGAGATTCTAAAAACAATCTGTTTATTTCTTCTTTTACTGTCTTAGTTGATGACATTATGATTCCTTCCTTTTAAACAGTTTTTAATATAGTTTTTTTTAGTATCTTCTGGCAACGACACAACTCCAAAACTTGCTGGTCTAAGTATATTAGTAATTATAAAGTTTTGAAACTCTATTCCAGTTGTTATGTGTTGTTCTGCCAAAGCTGTACAATGCTGAATATCATCTGTGATTTCAGTTGCTCTAGCTTCGTTCCAAGTACCAGCACGACCCTTAGTGTCTATGATTGGCTTATATGTACTACAATTAGTTAAGCTTAGTAAAATCAAGCTTAACAATATTCCCTTTTTCATGTTTTCCTTCCTTTATTTTTTTTTGTAAATATTCTTCAGTGATAACATTTAATAAATCCATTTTTTTTATTTTTGGTTTGGCTTCCCAAGCCCAAATAATGTAATTTACTAATGTATATAAAGAATTTCTATCTATGATTTGTTTTGCAACTTCTGTAGCATACCAGTCGTCACATTTTGTTTTAAGATAATGTATGTTTTTCTTTTTTCTCATTTGCCTTCTCCAGTTGTTGTTTTTCCTTTTTAAGTTCAGCTTCTTTTAAAGCTTGTTTAAGTTTCTCAGCAAATACTGATTCGCCTAATTTAACACTTAATGTCTTATCGTTTTTTAAAGAACTCATCTTTTCCTTTACCTTTTATAGCTAGTTTTAATGCGTTGTAAATTGCTTTTTCATAGCTTGATATTTTAGAACCTGAAAATTCCTGCACAACAAAATACTTTTGCATAATTTCAGCACAACCATTCAGTATATCAATATCAACTGTTTTTTTCATAGTTAATTAATTGCTAAATGTATTAATATTATACTTGCACCAAGCAATATAGCTGTGATAACAAAACCTATTCCGTCTTTAGTTTCTCTAGTCATTTATTGTTCTCCCATATTAAAAATGCCAAAAATATAGCAAAGCAGAAATAATAAAACCCTACATCATTTATAATCTCTAGCATTGTTTTGACATCATGTTGTTAAGTTTACTTATTAGAGTAGTAATACGTTTCTTTGTATGCTCTCCTCTAACCTCATTGTCCAATAAGATTCTTGATAGAACTGCTGTCATCAGTTTCATTTCATAGTAACTCATTGAACAAATTACACCTGTGTTTCTCATTTACGTTTCCTTTTATTACCAAAGCAATCCCATTTCTTATGGTATGATTTGAGTAATTTTGCTAGTTGTTTTTTCATAGTTTTTTTTGGGTGGCTTTTACACCACCCATTTAGTTTATTAAGCTACTTTTTTTTCTGTACTTTCTTTGTTTGCATAATGTTTGAACTCAACAGTTCTAACTCCATTTACTTCTTCTGAAAATTTACCCATTTCAGAAAATAGTAATCTACTTTGTTTCCATTCAACCCAGCTTGAATTTGGGTTTAAAGAACACTCATTAAAAACATAAGTATCATTTAAAAGTTTTGTAATAGTTTTTGTTTCGTCAATGTGATCTTTATATTCCCAATAAGAATCTTCACCTTGATTAACCATTTGACCGTTTAAAACTATTTCTTTTGTAAATGGATATTTGTCTTTAAAAGAAATTGTTTCTCCAGTATTTTTATAAAAATAAGTAGTTTCCGTTCTTTGAACAACTCTTACCCAACAATAATTATAAACTCTTATAGTATTTCTTTTGCTTATAATTTTGTCGTTTAATTTAATTATATATTTCATATTTCCCTTTATGTTTTGTTAATATAAAATCAATATAATGATTTGTTTTCTTATATCAATCTAAAAGTTAATAAAAACTGTGGATAATATAAAAGTAATATGATTTAAAAACAATGACTTATTCGTTGCCATTTTGTTCTATATTTGATACTAGGGATTGTGGGTAAGTGCCTTCCCTTACCCACGTTATATAACTAGGAGTTAAAATGCCTTTAAAATATGGTAAAAAGAACATAGGCAAAAATATATCTATGTTAATGAAAGAGGGTCGTGGCAGGAAACAATCAGTAGCAATAGCATTATCTCAATCTAGGAAACGCAAACGTAAGTAATGCAAATTCGGAAGGCAAATATAATTCATTCTGTTAAGCATCAGAAGTTCGTAGCTTCTTTTCCATGTGTAGTTTGTGGAAACAATACCCAAGTTCAATGCTGTCATATTCGTTCTATTCCAAAGGTAGGTAATGTAGGCAAAGGTATTAGAGATGATGCTTATTGTATTCCTATGTGCTTTACTTGCCATAACCTTCAACATGAAATAGGCGAGTTAGAGTTCTTTGGTAAATTTAATATAAATCCTATATTGCTTTCTATGAAATTAAGTATTATATCTCCTTGTAAGAAAATTAACCAAGCCAAACAGGAAGGTAAATACAATGGCAAACTTGACTACCGAGAACATATCAGAATCAACAAAAAAGATTCTTTGCGATAAGAAACTATACAAAGACATTAACTTCTTTGAAGTTCCACATAATAAAGTTTTACTAGCAGTTATTAGATCAATCACACAAAAGTCTTTTGCACAGATTGGCAAAGATTATAAAAAGTCTTGGTTTAGCATTTATGCTTCTGTAAAAGATACCCAGAAGAATGGTTTAAAATCATTTACTAATAAAGTTATTGAACTTGTAAGGGAAGATTTAAAATGACTGATGGTTGGATAGCTTTACACAGAAAGATATTTAATTCTAAAGATTTTAACAACCAATTAGAAGTTGCTGTATTTATCTATTTAGTTTGTATGGCTTCGCACAAACCAGTAGATGTTGTCTATCGTAAAAAAAAACTAACATTGAATAGAGGAGAAGTTGCTATTGCTTACAGGGACTTAGCAAAAAGATTTAATATTTCAACAAGGAATATGATAACTATTCTTAAAAATTTAATTAAGTCAGGCAACCTGAAACAAAAACTGCACAAACGTTTAAGCATATTTAGCATTGTAAAATATAGCAAATATCAAGACATAGAACCAAAAGTGAAACAAGAACTGCCTGACAGAACAACAACCATATATACTAATACTACTAGTATAGATAAAAATATGTTAAGTCTTAGCAGTATGACTAATAAACCTAAGAAAATTACTATTCCTACCTTGCAAAGCTTAAAAACCAAGATCATTGAAAAACCAAGACAAAAGAACGAATATGAAATTATGCGTGAAAAACTTGACGCAGAAGATTACGAGAAATGGGTTCTGCACACATTAAACTCTTGAAATAAAACAATAATATCTTTATAACTACAAATAACTATATAGGTTGGGGGTTGAAACATTACCCCCTTTAAAAATTATATATTTACATATCCACAAAATAACTCTATTTGATTTGCATTAACTAAAAAGGAGAAAATAGTTATGGACAAAACACTAGAACAAATCCTAAAGCTTTTAGACAAAGCTGACGATCTTAATGCTAAGATCAGGGATAAAATAGAATCATCTCTTGATGAATACGAGAATGAATCTGAAGATGAGTTTGATGACTCAGATGATGAGGATTTTGAAGATTCTGACGAGGATTCTGACGAAGAATAATCACCAATAGATAGACTGATACAGTCGGAAGGTTATCAAACCTTAAAACCAATGAATACTAAACTATTAAGTATTAGATTATGGGAATACTCATGTATTTGTCTATTTTTATTATCTGTATTTGTGCTTGGCACATTCTTTCCGAATGACCATACCAAGAGCATCATAAGACAAAAAACAATAGATGAAATTAGGAAGATAGGTTTTTTTGAACCTAAAGTAGAAAATATCTCTAGCGAAAGGTTTATTGAAAGCATGAAGAAATGTATTGCTTTTCATAACCTAGAGATAAGGAAGGAAGAACAAATACCTTCAGTATTAATTATAGCACAAGCAATCGTAGAATCTGACTATGGCAATTCAAGATTTGCAACATTAGGAAATAACTTATTTGGAATTAGAGTTTGGTCTAAGAATGGAATCCTGCCACTTAAACAAGACCCATCAATTAACTGGAGAGTAAAAACATATAAAACAAAATGTCAGTCTGTAAAAGATTACATGAATACACTTAACAACAATCATCACTATTCTGAATTTAGAAATCTTAGAAAAAGAACTAAAGACCCTATAAAACTAGCTGAAACATTAGAGAATTATTCTACTTCACAAACATACCGAATAGAGATAATCCGAATGATTAATAAAATTAAACATAAGATATAATGGCTAACGAAACTACATCTACTTCGCTAAACAAACTTTATACAAACAAAGTTAAAACAAAAGGCACATACAGGGTTTACAAACCAAAACCTTTAAAAATGCCAAAGAAGAAAAAATGAGTTTACCTAACGAGATAGTCTTTGGAAGCAGACTGATTAAGTTAGATTACATTGACAAAGAAACAGCATCTAAGAAAAAGATATTCGGTGAGTTTGACTGCGACAACAACACACTAACCATAGACAAATCATTAGATAATATTCAAATGACAAACACATTACTTCACGAACTTTGCCACATGATACATGACGAATACAAATTAGACTTACCATTAAAAGCTGAAGAAATAGTATGTAATTCAATAGCTAATGGAATCTGCCATGTACTTTATCAAAACCAAAATTTATTAGAGTTCCTTTACAAATCGTTAAAAAAAGCTTAATAGAACATTTAACGAACATAATCGGTTAATATGGAACTTATTAAAAAGAAGGTATCTGAACTTATACCCTACATAAACAACAGTAGGACGCATAGCGAAGAACAAATTACACAGCTTGTTTCAAGCATTAAAGAATTCGGCTTTACAAACCCAATACTATTAGCACCTGATAATTCAATCATAGCTGGACATGGTAGATTACAAGCAGTTAAAAGATTAGGACACGAAGAAGTGCCTTGTATAATAGTTCAGGGATTAACCAAGACACAAATCAAAGCTTTAATAATAGCAGATAACCAATTAGCACTTAATGCAGGTTGGGATTTAGAAAAACTATCAGTAGAGATTGAAGGATTAGAAGCAGATAAGTTTGATTTAAACATATTAGGTTTTGAAGATGATTACATTAAAGACTTACTGCATAAAGAAAACAAAGGTCTAACTGACGAGGATGCAATTCCTGAAATAAAAGGAAACCCTAAAAGTAAATTAGGAGATATATTCGTATTAGGAAATCACAGATTAATGTGTGGAGACGCAACTATACAAACCGATGTAGAAAAACTAATGAATAAATCATTAGCTGATTTACTTCATACAGACCCACCTTATAATGTAAACTATTCAAACGCAGACAGACCAAAAGCTAGTAAAACTGACTTAGGTAAAATTAAAAACGATGTAATGAGCAATGATGATTTCTATACTTTTTTAAACCAATCATTTGTTACTGCTTTTACAGTTTTAAAAGAAGATTCATCAGCTTATGTTTGGCACTCATCAGCAGAGCAAATAAACTTTACTAAAGCTTTTGTTGATGCTGGTTTTAAATTCTCTCAACAAATTATATGGAAGAAGCCAATGCTATTAGGTAGAGGTAAATATCAATGGGCACATGAGCCATGTATATTTGGTAGCAAAGGTTCTCCATATTTTACGGACGACAGAACAAAGACTACTGTTTGGGATTTTGGTGGTTACGATAAAAGTAAAAACGTCCACCCAACACAAAAACCTATTTTTATACCGGAAGAAGCAATAAACAATTCAAGTAAACAAGGTTCTAATGTTTTAGATTTATTTGGTGGTTCTGGGAGTACATTAATAGCTTGTGAAAAATTAGGCAGAAACGGATTTATACTTGAACTAGACCCAAAGTATTGTGATGTAATAATACAAAGGTGGCAACAATTTACAGGAAAAGAAGCTATACATGAGCAAACAGGAAAAACCTACAATTCAATCTGAGGAGAAAAAGGTAGGCAGACCAAAGCTTGATATTGACCCAGAACAAGTCAAAAGATTAGCTAGATTACATTGTACTATGCAAGAAATGGCAGATTTCTTTGGTTGTCATAGAGATACTTTGCACAATAATTTTTCAGCAGAAATAGACAAAGGGAAATCAGAAGGCAATATATCGCTTAGAAGGAAACAATGGCAAATGGCAGTTGAAAAGGGTAATGTAGTTATGTTGATTTGGTTAGGAAAACAAATGCTTGGACAAAGAAACGAAATACTTGAATCTGATAGCAATACTCCTTTACCAATATATGACATAGCTGAAGAACCAAAAGAAATTGAACTAAAGGTAGAAGATGGCAAGTAAATGCTTATTTTGTAAAAGAGAAATGAACAACAAGCTTGAACAACATATCAAAGCTTGTCATAAGTGTATAGTTGATTTGCTTATGAAGAAGCATAACTTAAAAGTTAAAAAACAAGCACCAATAAAATTGAACTTAAAAAAGTATGAGTAAATTTAGTTTATTAAAACGAGATAAGAACCCACGAGGTGGTCTTAGCAGTTCTGGTAGAAGAAGATATAACAAAGCAACAGGTGGCAATTTAAGACCACCAGTTAAATCAAGACCAGATACTTTGACTGAGTATAGACGTAAAGGTAGTTTCTTAGTTAGAATGGGTAGTAGTCAAGGCAGACTATTTGATTCTAAGGGTCGTAAAACAAGATTAAAACTAAGCTTAGAAGCTTGGGGTTATAGAGGTAAAAGCAAATCTGAAGCAGTGGCTTTAGGCAGAAGATATTTAAGAACTTATCAAAACAAAAAGAAATGAATCAAATGTGTGGGCGAAAGAAACCAAAGATGCTAGATAAAAGTTTGCGAGGAACAAACGATCTTGAAGTAATCATTTATAATCTTAAAAAAGAAATAGACAGATTAAACGAGGAAGTACAAGCTAAGGATATTGAGTTAAAAAAACTACAGTCCAATGATTAATGTCTTTATTGGATATGATAGCAAAGAGAAAATAGCTTACCATATATTAGCTGAAAGCATACTAAGACATAGTTCAGTACCAGTAGCATTTACACCAATATACTTACCTAATATTCAAGATTCATTTAATAGACCAAAGAATAGTTTGTCATCTACTGAGTTCTCATTTAGCAGATTTATAGTTCCTCATCTTATGGGTTATAATGGTTGGGCATTATTCCTAGATTGCGATATGCTGTTTAAAGCAGACATCAAAGAACTATGGGATTTAAGAAATGATGATTATGCTGTCATGTGTTGTCAGCACGATTATGTTCCTAAGCACTTATCTAAGTTCGGCAATCAAATACAAACTGTTTATGAAAAAAAGAACTGGTCTAGTCTAATGCTAATGAATACATCTAAATGCAAAGCACTCACTAAAGAATACGTTAATGAAGCATCTGGTTTAGAACTACATCAGTTTAAATGGACTGACAAAGTTGGTGGCTTACCTTTAAAATGGAATTGGTTAGTTGGCGAATACCCACACAACACAGAAGCTAAGAACATACACTTTACAGAAGGTGGTTGTTATTTTGAGAAGTATGAGGATTGTGATTACTCATCAGACTGGTTTAATGTTTATACGAATACTGTTAAGATTCAATTATGAAAGCTTTTGTAACTGGTTGCGATAATAACTTCACAGACATACTTGATTGGTTTTTAGATGGCTACCATAAGCATATTAAGATTCCATTATACATAGCTAACTTCGGCTTCTTAAAACAATATCCTAATTCATTCCTAGTTGCATCTGATGGTAGAACTTGGTTTTATAAACCTAAAGCTATTGAAAAAGTACCAGCAGATAAAATCATTTGGATAGACTGCGACATAGAAATCAAAGCAGATATATCTGATATGTTTGATATGCTAGATGACTGCGATTACCTTATGAGCAAAGACCATGCAGTTAGATCAGATAGATGGCAAACAGGAATAGTCGGCATAAACAATAAACAAGTTCTAAAGAAATGGTTTGATAGATGTGAGATGAGACAAGAGAGATCAGATCAAGAAGCTTTTGCTAAAGTACAACATGAGTTTAAGATAAACAGAATACCAAATGAATATCATGGTTTAAGATTAGGCAAGAATAATGATATAGCCAAGACAATTCATTGGACAGGAGAAGATGGAAAAAAGATTATTAGAGAAAAGATTCGTAAGCAAGAACAGGAATCCAAACATAATCGCAGTACCAATTAAATACGTTAAGTATTCAAATCAGTTTGAGAATTGGTTACACTTAAAGGTTAGATCAGAACGAGATAACTTATACCTGAATGACAATCTAGCAAATCGGCGATTAAAAACATTACCTGATATTGATAACCTATTTAACCCATTAATAGTCTGGGCAAGTGATAGCTTAATTTGTATCTTTGGTAACAAGCGATTAAAGACAGCTACTGATAAAGGATATACGCATATTGATTGTTTAGTTTATAGAGACTTTGATAAGGCAGTAGAAATAGGAACATCTATTTGGAATACATTTAAACAACATGGTCTATCTAAAGTTGATTATTTATTAGCAAATGATAATCAGGGTATGAAAAACATAGATAGATATATGGTGGAAGAAAAACAATTCATAGATATTTACGCAACACATCAGCAAATATTAATCCAAGAAGCTTTAAAATCTAACCAAGATATAATGGAAACAGGTTGTGGTTATTATTCTACACCACTGTTAGTTGAGATAGCTAAATCTAAAGGAATTAAGTTAATAGGATTTGTGCAGGATATAAACTGGGCTAGAAGATTTGACTATTTAATCGGTTCACATTATCAGCAAATACAAATAGACTTTAAACAAGAGATACCATTAACACAAAGATTTGGAATGTGCTTTTTAGACCATGAACAGTTTGTAAAAGATAGAATAAAACATCTTAACAATATCTTAGAACATACTGACACAGTAGTAGTACATGATGCCGATAGAGTTAAATCATTTGCCTTACTACACAAACCTTACACTATTGAAATGCACAAAAATTTAAAACCTAACACAGCAGTAATTAGAAATGTTTAATCCTTACGAATACTTTAAAGGCAAGAATGTTTTACTAATTGGTAATGGTGAGAAGTTAGCTGATATTGATTACAGCAAATACAATTCAATAGTTAGAATGAATCTTGGAGTTCAAGACAAACCTTGTGATGTATGGATTAACAACCTAGTAAACGAGGGACACAATAAGCTTAAAGAAATTCCACAGATACGTTGCAT